TCATAGACGGGTTTATCCATTTTCATGGTATAACCTAATGATAAAAAAAAACTGGTTCATTTGGCTTGTCACCAGATTTAAGTGTTTGGATTCTACAATCAATATACAATCATCTCCATTATTAGCAAGTCTAAACTTGTTAATTCCAATCTGCCTACAGAAAGTAAATACCATACCGCACATGATTAAGCAATTACCACTTGAAGTATTCATGTCACCAGACATTCTACTTCCGTTGGTTTTATATTTCACTTTACCATCTTGTACGTATGCTGTTCCATCATTGTATAGTTGCCACCTCATAAGTTTCTTCAATTGTCGTTTAGAAGTGGTCATCATAGGCCAGATTGTTTGTTCCCACATTAACATCTCCACAGAACAATGTTGGTCAAACCTACTTGCGTCCAAACCAATGGCCACAGGATTGTCAAATTGCTCCCACATATCCAATAATGCTTTCGCCTGCCCAAGGCAGTCAAGTCCTTTTAATACAGTTGGACCTCCAAATATTTTTGCAATTTGTTTGAATAGTGGTTTTTCGAGGTGTTTAATGATCTTTCCCAAAGCAGCTGAATATCGAAAAGTTCTCGGTTGTATTATACGTGGTGCTGGATCGGGTTTACTACTAAAATTAATTTTCTCTATTTTAACAAAAGATTTAATCTTTGCATCCTTTTGGGTTGCTGATTCGCGTAACAGCGATTCGCAAGCTTCTTCATATCTTTTCTTCTTAGCGCCAATGTACGTGGAGCAAAATTGCTCGTCACTTAGAGGAGGAATTGGAAAAGAAGTGTCATTGCTGATACTTTCCTGTAGAAGCTTTTGAAACGGTTGCATAAGATTAAATAAATACCCCTTCGACTGAGGCTTCGGGCAAGCTTGTAGCCCACCATTGCTGGCAGGTACAAACAAGACTCGTTCAGCTACAGCCCTCTGGACGTTTTGAAGGGTGTTCGAATGTGCCCCAAATCGCACATCTGAACATATTCCAGTATGAATATTATAAAATTTTTCTTTCTTTGGGGTGATCCTAGGAATTACT